TTATTCCTCCTTGTTCTTAATATTAATTAAGTCTGCTACTCCACCTGCACCCATACAAGCTACTATGCATAATACAATCGCTTGTAAAAAGTTTGGCTCTATTCCTGTAAAATAGCATATAACTGCACTTATTATACCTATTGCTACGTTTTGAATTGGTATATACTTATTAGGTATTTCATCTATAAACATTTTTGTTATAGCTCCAAATATGTAAGCAATTATTGCTATTATAATTACATATGTTATTTCCATAGCTATTTCCCCCTTTCTAATAAAATATCTACTTTTTTATCTGTGCTCTCCATTTGCTTCTGTAATAATTCCAAAGATTTTGCAGTATTGGAATTTGTTTGTTGCATTTCGACTAAACAATTAGAGATTGTGCTTGTGCTTTCTTTTACTACTTCTAAAGTACTTTTTATTGTCTCTTGATTTTCTACATTCTTTTTTTTATTAGCTACATAGTCCCATAAAAAAATAATCACTATAACCGCACTAACTCCATATGTTCCTAGCATCTGACCAATTTGTGTTAATGCTTCCATTCTACAATCTCCTCCTCTAAACTGTTTACTTTCTCTTCTGTCTGCAAAATCCTATTTTCTACTTGTTTCCATCTGTCGTTGCCTGATTCTTTTCTTTGTTCATAATCTGACATAGTATGTAACGTAGAGAAAATGTTAATAATTATAAATATTAGTACTAATATTAATCCTACAACAACTACTTTATCTCTTTTTTCTAACTCTTTCATAACATTCTCCTAAATTTTATATCCTTCAATTCTAGTTATTATAATTTCCTTTCTTTCTATTATTCAATTACTTCTACAACAAACTGCGTCATTCCTGACATTAAAGTTGCAGAGTTGCAAAACAAACTAACTGATATTTCATCATTTTCTTCTGCATCGATTAAAATTGGTGCTATAACAAAAGACCAACTTTGTGGGTCTCCATCTTTTCTTCCTTCAAAGCTAGCAACAGAGATTCCATTTTTTTTAAGATTTAAACTGTAGAAAGTATCATTTGCTAACCCATTTGTAGAAGTTTGAAAACTTGCTTTTACTTTCTTTATTCCTTTTCCAATTTTAATTTTTCCGTTTTCTAACTTTAATAAATTTCCTATTTGTCCAACTATTTTATCAAAAACTAGCTCCACTTGTTGCCAATTTGAGCTAGTCATCGAATAAAAATCATTATTAAAACTAACAGAAATTATATTACTTTTTCTCTCTATTTCTTTATATAACTGCAAAATAAAAGGTTCGCTCATTAGAACTCACCTCCAATTCTTCTATTATTTAAAATTACTTGTGTGTGTGTGTGTACAGCTCCAAGGCTTTTAGCTTGTTTCATCTTTACATTTTCCTTTCTTAGTCTGTTATTTTTGTATACTCTAAAATTAATATTGCTGGTTTATTTTGAAGCTCTTGACTTACTATACCATGTATTTTCTTTTCACCAGTATTTAAGTAAAAGCAATTATACCAACTATCAGAGTGATATGCATTAATTGGAAATGTAACTGTATTTTGCTTAATAAAACCGCTAACAGATATCATATTATCAACAAAAGACATATCTATGTTGTCATACCAACCATCATTTTGACTATTAAAAGTCGTTATATTTAAAACTTTTCTATAAATAGCTTTTCCATCTATCCATACATTATTTGTTTTTATTTCGTCTGTGGAATAAATTTGTTTTTGTAAATTAAATATTTCTGGTGCTCCCATTATTCTTCCCCTTTTCTTATTATAATTTCTAAATTACTGCCATGTGGTACATTCCAATCTTTAAACTGAATGTGTGTTACGTCAGCTTCTATGTAATTTATATCTTTAATTAGCTTGCACCCCTCAAAATAGATTTCTATAGAATTATCACCTAACACATATTTTGGAACTTCATAGTTTGTGTTTTGTTGAATTTCTTCTTCTGTAACTAAAGATGTAATCTGGCTAGTTATAGTCGGAATATTATTTATTTGTGTTTGTAAGTTTTGAATTTGAGCATTAATCTCTGTTAAATCTATTTCTGGAGTATATTCAACCCACTCATCTTCTGCATAAATATAATTTTTGTTTTCTGTAGTTACAGAATATATATCGCCATTATTAACATTTTCAAGTTTTTCTAGGTCACTAAATTGTTCAACGGAACCTTTATATTTTAGAGGTGCATTTATTACAGTTGTTATTTTTTTCTGGGTTGAATCTAACTCTTTTGCATTATTATTAACTATTTCTTTAATTTCGTTCATATTTTGGTCTGTAACTTTTTGATTCTCAGGAATATCTTCATCATTTTGAAATGCTTGTTTATTTGCGTAATTTATATTCTTTATCATTCTTCTATTCCTCCTAAGGCTTTATATGTAGCACATAACATTATCCATCTACATTTTTGGCTAGGAGATACTATAATCCTTCCATCATCTGCACCTCCTTCAGCACCAACTAAAACATATGTCGCTGGATTTGTTGGTTGCTCTCCTCTACATCCACCAGACAAATGAACCGCTTGTGGTCTAAATTCTTGTGGTAAATAACCTATTTTATAATCCCATCCTGCGTTTAAATCAAATGTTGATTCCCATCTTAATGCAAAAGTCACAATACCAGACTCATCTTTAGTTAAAACAACATCATAAATACTTCCGTCTTTTACAACATCTGAGTTTATTGCTATTTCACCAGTTTTATAATTATGAAATGCATTTTTTATATTGTTTTGGAAAGCATTAAATGTTGCTCCACTTAAACTAGTTTTTCCATCTTCAAAATTTATTTCTTGCATATTTTCAATTCCTTTCATATCTAATACTTAAATCTATTTTCCCATGTTGTCGCAACTCAATGTATTGTACATAATTCAATCCAGAGTCTATATAAGTATCTGTCTCTGGATTTTCTCTCGTCCACAAATGAAAAACATAAGATAAATATCTCCAAGTAGCTTCTCTCATAAATAAATCTTCTGACATTAATATATCTGGAGACATATATAAAGTGTCACTCAAATAATTTCCTTGTACCCCATCTATTGTAATAATGTTTTTATTTTGATGTATATCTAACTCATTTACTAGATATTCTTTCTGTAATGAATAAGGTAACTCTCCAAATCCAATACTATATAGCCTTGGATAATAGTATGTTGCCTCAAATCCTATCATATCTTTAAAACCATCCGCAGACAAATGAAAAGGAGCATTAACACGAGGGCTATTGCTCCAAAAATCATAATCACTAGTTACTTTGTCTTGCCTTACAACAGCAAGAGGTTGATTTTCTTGTAGGACAACATTATAAGCGCTTACATCTAAATAAGCATATAATGTATATTCTTGCGTGCCATAATCATAATGTGCAAATCCTATATCTTTAATAGTAGAGCCAAACCATTTTTTATAATCAGATGATAGATAAATGTCTTCTCCACTGATTTGTCTGCGATAGTAATATTCAGTTGTAATTTGTGTAGGAGAGTTCTTTTGAAATATATCCCTACTATCTGCTATTATAGGTAAATCATATTGCATAGATGTTGAATCTTCTGTAATCTGATTATCGTGTGTAAAATTAATAAGACAAGCATTTAAAGTCTTATCTTTAAATTGTAAAAAACTATCTGTATATAATTTTAAGTAATTATTAAGAATTAAATTTCTAAATATCTTTTCTTTACTTCCTGTTCGTATTCTTATAAATTCATTAGATACTTTCATATTCTCTCCTATCTATTTAAACCAAAGTTTAAAGTATGCTTTCTATCATTATCTGTTAAACCTACTGTATGTACTTCTTTAATTCCTTCCGTTGTATATTCACATAAGTATTCTACCTGTGTCTGACTATCATTTTCTTCTGTATCTGCACTAGACCTAAATAAATCTATATAGTTTTCTACTATTGCTGTATTTCTTAATTCAACAGAAAAATTAGAAGGGTTATTCCCTTCTTTGCTTTCTTTTATACTTGTTATTACATATTCCCCAGATGTAAAATATTCTGGTAAATCTATATCTATTCTATCTCCAACATCTAAATCATTATCTTTATCATATTTTAAAGTTACTTGATTAGTATAGTTGTCATTTATTCCAAAATAGTTTCTAACATAGTTAACCATTTCAGACTCCGTAAACCATCCACTATCTACATCTAGCACTTTCTCTATTTGCCCAGAAGGTGTTATAATACCTTTCATTCTGTTTATTTCTTGCCAGTTTAATAATTTCATATTGGCATATCGTAAAGCACTGTCTGACTGTATTTCTGTAATTGTCACAGAACCTTCTCCTTTGTATGTAATTCCCGTGGCTAGATTTTTGAAAGTGCTATCCATTGTTAAAGTAAACAATTTATTATCACTATCATCTTTTCCTATGTCGGTAAACTCTTGTTTATCTGGTAATTCGTAATTAACTGTATTCATTATATTTGCAATTAAATTACTGTTATAATGGATGTTAATTGGAAATCCTGTTACAGCACTTCCTTGCACATATATAGCCTCATAAATTCTTTTTGTAGTAGCTGTAGATATGTCAATTGGATTTTCAAAATCTAATCTATCTCCGTTGTTTAATGTAACATTCATTATAGAATCCATTTCATAAAATATTCTTGCGTTTTTTACATTAATTATATTTGCATAATCTAAGTTTGTTATTGTAGGAGATATACTCAACAATCCGTTTATTTCTTGTTTATAATTTTTTATGTTTATTTTCTTTTTAACATTTTTTGAAAATTGATATTGTATAGAATTAACTGTAATTCCTTTTAGCTCATCTATATTCCAATATAATTCAAACCTTTTAGAAAAATAATTTAGAACTTCTTCTACTGTTCTACTAATTAAATTAACTGTAGTTGCCTGTCTTGATATATTCATTTCTTTAATATAAAAGCCTTCAACAAATAAAGGTTCTAAAGCTTGTCTTACTAAGTTTTCTACTGTATCTGTTCTATTTATCGTTACTGTTTTCTTTGTAGCCATTTGTCTTGGGCTAAATAATGTTAAACTTAATTCTTTCTCTGGTGTCTTAATTTCCTTTAGCTCTGGTAGTTTATAATCACTTACAAATCCCATATATTTTATATTATCGTTGTTATCGTAAATATTTACTTCCTGTTGTGCGTATGGTAAATCATCTATTGTAGCTTTTGAAAAGTCTACAGTAAAATCACTATACGTTACTTCCTGACTAGATTGTGTCATATCAACAGAACCTATTAATTTATATTTTTTATTATTCCATTTAATATACATTAATAAGCACCTGCCCCTCGTAAAGTTTTAGTTACAGCAGGTGTTACTGCTCTACCTACTTTTGTACTATCTAGATAAATATCACTAGGTTTCATTAAAATATTAGCCGTAAATAATTTATTATTAGTTGCTGTTGTGCTTAAATTAGCACTTAATTTTTGTGTTTCAAAATCTACTGCAGATTGCATTTGTTTATATACTTTGCCAATATTATCATCAAAACCTTCTCCAAGTCCTAGGGCTAAGAATTTACCAATTTCTTTATTAAATACTTTTGATGGAGAGTGTATTCCAAAGAATCCTTTAATTTTGTCCACAATTTGCCCACAAAAGCCACTAATTTTACCCCATAGCCAGCCTAAAGCATTTGTAATACCATTCCAAATACCTTGTATTAAATTTTTACCAACTTCAAGCATTTTTCCAGGTAAAGATTGTAAACCATTCCAAATAGTTTGAATAATATTCCCTGCCATTTGTCCTAATTTTCCAATCACACTTCCAACACCTTCAATTAATTTTCCAATTAATTGAACACCAACTTGTAAAATTTTAGGTAAATTTTGAATTAAGGCAGTAGCTAATTTCATTATAATTTCAGGCGCTTTTTCAATTAATAAAGGAAGTGCATTAATTAAGCCATCTGCTAATCCTAGAATAAGCTGAATTGCTGCATCCACTAACATATCTATATTATCCAATAATCCATTAACTATCGTTATTATTGCATTAACTGCTTGCGGAATTAACTGTGGCAACATTTGTGCTATTCCAACAATCAGTTGAGTAATTAATTGTATACCCATTTGTATTATTTGTGGCAACATAGTTATTAATCCTGTAATGAATGATTGTATTAATTGCATTGCTACAGTTAATAATTGTGGCATATATGTTAATAAAGATTGTACTAATGCCATTAATACTTGACCAATCGTAGATAATAATGTAGGAGCATTAGTTACAATTAGATTTAAAATTTGAGGAAATATTTGATTAATCCCTGCTATTATTTGTGGAGTTGCATCAGAAAGGCTTTGCATTAATTGTGGCAATAATTGTCCAACTGCATTTACAATATTTTGTATTGCAGTTATTCCGGTTTCAACTAGTTGATCCATTGTTCCACTGCCATTCAAAAAGTTGTCAAATGCAGATTTCATAGAACTAACGCTACCAGAAATAGTGGATGCTGCTTCTTTTGCAGTTGTACCTGTTATTCCTAATTGTCCTTGAATAACATGAATTGCTTGATATACATCATTCAGATTGCTAATATCATACTTTACACCTGTTATTTTTTGAGCATCAGAAAGTAACCTTTCCATTTCTTCTTTAGTTCCGCCATAACCTAATTTAAGGTTATCTAACATTGTATAGTTTTGTTTAGCAAAACCTTGATAAGCATATTGAATAGATTCCATAGATGTTCCCATTTTATTCGCATTATCAGCCATATCTGTAAGAGCCATATCTGCTACATCTGCTGCTTTATCAGTATCTCCTCCTAAACTCTGCAACAAGCTAGCACTAAAACCTGTTACTGTTTCCATATATTGATTAGCACTCATTCCAGCGGTCTTATAAGCATTCTCTGCATTTTTTATTACTTTATCAGCACTACCTTTAAATAAAGTTTCTATACCACCAACATTTTGCTCTAAGTCTGCATAAGAACTGACTGATGCTGTTCCTAATCCTGCTAAAGCGGTAGCCGCTCCTCCAATGGCTGCTGAAACACCCTTCATCGCAGTTCCAGCAATACTGCCTAATTTTCCTAAGCCACTTTGAACTTTTCCGCTAATCCCATTAATATCTTTATCTAAATTTTTTGTATCTCCATTAAATTCAATAGTAACTGAGCCATCTGCCATTTTTATTTCCTTTCTGTCAGGCTCAAAGGCTCAATTTAAAGACTTATTTCTTATCAATTTTTATTTCGATTTCTCTTTTACATTTTTTGCATAAAAAAAAGATGCCTTTTGAAATTGCATCTTTTTCCTCATATCTTAATAATTTTTTTTTACAATATGGACATATATACCATTTTTTCATTAATGTTTTGCTTCTTTCTTATTTTTATTAACTAAACTAATTAACTTTTTTATTAAATTTATAAATCCTATAAATATATATTTATAACAATAATATAATAATTGATATATTCCTAATACACAAAACAAAGGAAGTGCTATAAAAATATTATATAATAAATTGTTTGACTTTTTGAAAGCATCAAAAGCACTAATAGATGTTTTATGATAGACTTTATTGTAAACAGCTTTTTTAGGATTATTTACAAATCCCATACCTTTCTTACCATACAAAGGATTAATAGCTTTTTTGGCACTTCTTTTTATTCTTCCTGTTGTTCTTGCTTTTATACTTTTCTTTATATTAGGTTTTCTAATTCCAAATTTCATAATATTACTCCTTTTTTAGAAGTATATTACATATTTAATATTTTTTCAACACTTTATGAAAAGGCTTCTCCAAAATCATATTCTTTTTCTTCTTCTGTTCGCATATCAGGCAACGCATATAATCTTTTCATCTTCTTATAGAATTTCTTCATTCCTTTATCTTTTATAGAACTTAAATCTATTGCTCTGTACTGCATTATTTTTGAGAAAAGAACATCTTCATTTAAATTAGTAAATAAAGCTCTAAACTTCCACCAATGCAAATATCTTATACTGTTTAAATCAATTTTATATTGTTGCATAAAAGCACTATATATATATTCTGCATCAAATTCATAGCTATAAATTTGCTTTTTATTATTGCTATTATTATTTATATTTGTATTTTCTTTTTTATCTCCACCGGTGTAAAACCATACAACTTCTTCTAATGCTTGTTTTATATTTGTTATTTGCTCTGGTCTGTAATAATATAAGTTTAAAATCATTTTAACTTTTCTTTCATCTTCTATATCCCTGTCTTGCATTAGTAATTCAAACTTTATGCTTTCTCTAAAGTCTGTTCTTATTCTTAAACCACTATCTGTATGCTGTGGGAGCTTATTTGTTAATAGATTACAATACATTATCTTTTTCCTCTATATTTATTATGTCTTCTTGTTTCTCGATTAGGCATATATTTAGCTTTATTTTCCAAACTATCATATAAATTTTGTGTAGCCTTTGTTGTTTCAATTTTCGCATTCATAATATCAGTAAATAATTCCATATGTTCTTGTAAATCTTTTTTTCCTTTAAATATTTTTTCTGCTATCCCATCTCCAAAAACTGCATCGAAAAACTCATCTATTATTTTACATTCTTCTCTAACCGCTTCAGATAAACTCATTTCTTTTTTATCACTTAATTTAGTTTTTTCTATAACTTTTTTAGATGCATTTTCTAATCTTTCTATACAGTCTCCATCTGTAAAACTAAAGTCGACTTCAATATCTTTTAATTTCATATTTCCCTCCAAATTATTTATAGAGGCTTATAAAATAAGCCTCTTTTTATTCAGCTGCTGCTAGCTCTATTTCTTTTAATACTGCTTTATCAGCTACTGTAACAGCAACATCATTCTGTGTTGTATAACCATCTTTTTCAACTTTAATTCCATTATATGCTTTGGCATCTAAGAATACTGTTACTAATCCTGTTGCATCTGTTACATAAGATGTTCCATCTATTGTAATCTTAGCATTATCAATCATATTGTCGCTTGCATCTGTAACTAAGAAGTTAACTGGGAACTCTGCAACTTCTTCACTAGCAGTAAATGTAGCAACTGTATTATCTGCATTCATTGTAGCAACACCAATAGTCATATTATTATTTTTCTTAAAGCTTCCGCTGTAAGTATATGCATCTGTAGAATCTCCCTCTGTGTCAGGTACTACAGAATAAGTTCTTAAACGAGCTTCATAGCCTTCTCCTACTTGCTTCGTAAAATCAACTTGTAAGATTTGTACTAAAGCATCATTTCCAACTTTTTCGTTGTCTGTTATATCTACAATTTTCTGATGTACTAAATTTCCTGTATGTAAATCAAAAGCATAGCTTATCTCTTCAGAATAACCTGTTACATCTGTTACTTCTCCATCCTCATCTACATATGTTCTACTGTATTCAGTAGGATTCTTAGACTTAGAAATTTCAGTAAACTTTGTCATTCTTAAAAAGTTTGCTACACCTGTCGTAGATACATTCATAAAAGCAACTTTCTTATTTCTTGTTACTAATTTTCCTGCGTTCATTTTCTTCCTCCTTATATAAAAAATAAAAGACTATTAAAAGTCTTCTTCATATACCAACTGCATTGGTATTACATATATCGCTGTTGAATCTGTTGTCTGTAAGATTGTTCCTCTTCCTAGGCACTTTATCCAAACAGCACCATCCATCTTTGGTAAATTTTCTTGTTTGTTTTGTTCATATATCCAATCTGTAAAATCATCACAAAATTTAGAATTTTTAATATTTTCTAAGACGCTAAAATTAGCTTGTACAGAAAAATCAAAAAGTATTTGATTTCTTGTACCTCCGTCTGCAAACTGTGTTAAAATTGTTGTTGCTGGTGTTTCGTCTATAGAATAACTTTGTGGTTTATCTTTTATATAATCTACATTTACTTTGCCATTTTTTAGTAATGGGCAAGTTTCTATAAATTCTTTTATTAATTCTATTTTTGATTTTTTTGCCATTTTAGCCTCCATTTTTAATATAGTTTTCCACATCTTTTACAAGGTCGTTTTTTCTTCTCTGCAACATAAGTTTGTCCCATTTTGGACCTGTTCCAGAAGTATGATATTTTAATTTCTTAGAAGTTAATACTTTCTTTTCTCCTAATTTAGCCCATGCACTACCATTTTTTGCAAGCATAAGTATTCCGTTATAAATATATTTCATATAAGGAGATATATATTTTATAGAATAATTGTTAGGATATGTTTTGTTTCTTCTTCCCATACCTGTATCCATTGGAACAAACGGATTCATTAACCTATCTGCTTCATCTCGCAGAAAACGTGTTACTCTACCATTTCTATCAAGTCCGTGGTCTTTTAGTATTTTATTTATACTATTCATTTTTACCTTTACGGTAAACCCACTTGCCATTATTCACTAACTCCTATTTTATAGTGTTGTAAACTGCCTTTGCGGTTGTCGTCTACACTTACTACTTTAAAGACTTGATACTTTTTTTGTAATGCAGATAAATCAAACTTATCTTCTACAATGCCTTCTACAACGTAATCATTAGTAGATATATCTAACTTATCTGTAGTAGGAATTGTTATAGAGCCTGTGCTTCCTTTTTCAAGTCCTTTATCAACTAGATTAGTCTTTTTGTTATGACGGAAATAAACCTTGTCAAAAGTCTCTATAGTGAAATTCTCATCATCTGTAGTATGGTATACAGTTATTTGATGTATAAAAAATCTATCATTCATAACTAACACCCCATTCCACAATAAAGTAGTGGATTTCCATCAGTTCCGATTACGTTCCATAGGTATTGTTTTAATGTAGAATACTTCTTATCTTCGTAATCAGATTTGACCTCTTCTGGTGTAGAATAACTTTCTGACCACCCTTCAATATTTTGTGATTTAAGATTTCCTATCTTGGATAATTTGTCATTTTCTTCGTTGATTAAATCAATAATCAAGCAAGTAGCATATTTCACTTGCTCTGGAATATCATCTTTATCAATTCTTCCAAAAGTTTTATAGTTAATATAACTACTTGCTTGTATATTTAAATTTTTGAAGTCTTTAGGCACGTCTTCTGTACCTAATTGTTTTTTAAATTCATCTTCATCTTTTAAGTAAGTTAACATGCCTTAATTCCTCCTATTCTGCAAATGTTGCATTTGCAAAATTTAATTTAACAACACTTGTTCCATCTACTAAAACTTCCCAAGTATCTGTTTTTTCTGTTCTAAAAATAATATCTTTATCGAATGGTATATCTTTCTTTGTTTCACTACCATTTTTCTTAAATGTCATTTTAGAACCTGTTACAGTTAGAGAAAATGGAAAATAATGTCCACTTTGTTCTTTTTCTACTGAGCTAAAATCTGTAAATCCTTCTACTTTTTTCAAAGTGGCTTTTACATTTCCATTTTTATTTACTGTTGCACCAGGTCCTATCATGTCAGATATTTTTTTATTTAGCCAAGTTTCATTTTGTTCTGGTACTTTTAGATTTGTTGCTAAACTGATTTTTTTTTTAAGTTAATAACAACATTTTCTGTTTTCGCACTATCTTCAACTTCGACAGCACCAATAACGTCTCTTTTCATATCTTCCGCTGTAACTCTATATAATCCTGTTGAATTTTTATTTGCTTTGAATACAGCATTTCCAGAAGTATTTGTTTTCTTAATTTGTCCATTAAATTGTACTTTTGCTCCTTCTATATTTGCTGCTTCACCATCTTTAACATTAATTGTTACATCTACTCTACCTTCAGAATATGAACCAGGTAATATAACAGCAAATGGAAATCTTACTGATTCATCTGGTTGTAATGAATTTATTGGGTTTGGTATTTCCCAACCAATTCTCATTGTTACTCTTAAAGCAACCATATCATCTTGTGCTAAGTTATATAAAATTTCTCCTGTTGCTGGATCTTGAATTACAGCTTGATCTAATACTTTAAAAGTAATGTCTTGTCTAATTGCATAAACTGCTTGTGAGAAATCTCCTACAATCATTTGTGCTAACGATTTATCCCAAGCTCCATTATCAACATATGCTTTATTTAATTCATCGATTTCTGTTCCTTTAATTGGTTGTCCGTTGTTATCTAACATTGTTCTAAATGCTGATTTTACATTCATACCACCAACTATACTATTTGGATTATATCCACTTTCTTCTACGTATGACATAGCTTTATCTATAGAAAGATATAATGTATCTAAAGGTGTTACAGATGCTCCTGCATTTAATGTAGATGTTAATATATCAGCTCTAAATCCTGTTGGCTTATCTACCCCAGTAAATACAGCTTGATCAAATTTTTTTCCCATAGCCTCTTCTACTCTTGGTCTTACTTCTCCCCAAATATCATAATCTGCATCATCTAATACATTCTCTGGAATAGGTACTATAACAGCCATTTCTTCAGCTGTAATATACTTTTTATCCCAAGCCATCTTTGTTAATTGTTTTCTAGCATTATCGCTTCCTTGCCAATACACTAATGGTAGTGCATCTAACACTCTCATTTTTGTTTTATTAGAAGTCATATTAGGTAGTCTTCTAAACATTTGCATTGCTCTTGATTGTTTTATAGCACCTTGTATAATTTCTTGAGCTACTTGTTCATCAATTAATGTTTCTGCATTACTTCTTGATATCATTTGTCCCATGATAAAATTCCTCCTTTAATATAAAAAATAAAAAGATTAGTATATTAACTAATCTCTTGCAGAACGTATTAAATCGTTCATAATTTTATTTGTTTCATTTTCGTTATTTAATTCTCTTCCATCTAGTTTTAAACTAGACCCCACTTTTCTTTTAACTACTGCAGTTTCTGAATTAAATTGTGGATTTTTTGCTTTATAAGCTTTTAATGCAGTATCAAAATCAAGTGTATCACTTACTTGACCTAATACTTCACTTGCAACAAATTTAGCAAATTCGGGTTTTATTCCTGCTTTAACTACTTTTGTTGTTGCATCTAACATAGAATATTTAGAGTTAAGCTCTTCATATTTAGATTTATAGTCATCTCTTTCGGATGTGATGTTCTTAAGTTTTGCATTAATTCCATCATCTCCCTGAATAGATGCTTCTAAATCCTCGTACTTTTTCTTGTAATCTAAATTTTTAGCTTTTTTTAAGTCATCATCATATTTACTTTTAGCAATATATCCTCCTGCAGAAAGATTAGCTAATTTCATTCCTTTTTCTTCAATAGCTTTCGAAAAATCATCATATGATAATGAATTTTCACCAAATAAATTTTTTAATTCTTCATCCATATTTTATTCCTTTCTACGCTGATTTTTTTAAATGATAGTTCACTCTATCGACTGCGTGCTTGCATTTATATCTCGACAAGCTAGAGTTATTTTTGGTTTCTTTAAAGCTCTAACCATAAAAAGAATTGGCGCAAACTAATGGATTCGAACCACTACAAACAGTTTTGGAGACTGTTGTGCTACCGTTACACTAAATTTGCATAAAAATAAGAGCTATTTCTAGCTCTTTATTAAAAACATATTTTTTACCGTTAAATTTCTTTTTCAAATTCTAGTATTTTGTCTTGTATACTTTCATATTCTATTGCTTTTTCTGTCATATCTCCACTCTCATTTAAATTCTCTTGTATTACGCTATCTAATCTTTCTATAATATCTCCTGTTTCGTCTATTGTATAATTACCATCTTTTATTTTTATTCCTACCTTATTTAATAGCTCTATTTCTTTTTGTTTTAATCTATTCTTCAATTCCATATTTTTTCTTTTCCCTTCTACTTGTCTGTCTTACTGTTGCAAGTTTTCCTGTTTCTGGATTAACTGCTATTGTTATATTTTTTCCATGCACATAAAAACTCTTTCTACCTTTTGAATCTTCTTTAATTGTACCATATCCTATTGGATTTTTCAATGTGTCTTGTACATCTTCAAATGTTACATTTCTAGCATAAGTCCTTGATATTATATGTTCTCCAATTTCTGTTATTTTTACTCCATTTACTTTACTTCCTATAATATCACTATTATTATACTTGTTAGCTATTTTAGTTACATTAGCTATTTGTGTACTAATATTTTTATCCTGATTTCCCATGTATAATCTACTATTATCTTTAACTAATGATGTTTGTTTTATAAAATCATCTAACTCATTTTGATGTGTTTTATAAATTAATGAACGTTTTGCAAAATTAGTTTTTGTTTCTAAAATAAGTTTATTATCATTCATATTAGATTTCAGAATGCCTTGTAATCCTGCTAATTGTTTTTTATCATTTCTAATTTGTCTTTCCATTTTTCTTTGTATTTGCGTTGCTTCATATTTGCTTATCTTTTTTCCATTATATTCTACTTTTTCATTTTTCCAAGCATTTAATTGTTCTTGTGAATATGTCCTAGCAGAACCTTCTAAATATGGATGCCAATCATGTCTGCAATTTACTCCTTTAAAGCCGGTTACTTCTCCATAACCAATATCTCGCAAATTTAAATATCCTTTTTTTCCACTTCTACTAACTATTTTTCCTTGCCATCTTGCATGTTCTGGTCTTGCTCCACTATGTGCTGTAATTTCCATTAAATCCCAACCTAGTTCATCTGCTCGTAACTCTTGTAATTTACCACAATTTTGATTAATAGCTGTAATTACATTCATTCTTACAGCACTCTCTACACTTCTTCTAGCTCCACTTGGATATTGTATAATTGCTCCTTGTTTACTTATATTCTTAATTTCATCTAAAATAGCTTGTGTATAGCTTTTAACTCCTGTACTAGTAAACATATATGCACTATTTATAGCATTATAAAATTGTGTTTGCGCTGTATTTGCTGTAGTCATACATAAATTTTGCAAATTACCTGATGTTCTTTGTATAGCTACATTCATTATTTGTTTTATACTTTCGCTTTGAGCTAAAGGTTTAGGATCTAATCCTGCTTCTTTATATATTTCGTCATCATAACTTAATGATGTTTCAGAGGCTTCTGTAAATATTCTATTTACTTCTTCATAACTTGTATTGTTATATTCTGCTACTAGTTCTACTATGTCTTGATATAAAATTCCCATTTCTTGAGCAATTTTTATATCATTTATAACTACGGTATTCGCATATCCAAAATTAGCTATTCTTGTTGCTATTTCTTCTATTATTTGTAATTCTAAATTACTATAAATAGAATTAGCTTGTTTTTCTATATTAATAAAATCTTTTTCTGTTAGCATAGTTTCTTACCTTCTAATCCAATTCTAAGTCCTTCTACAAAACTTTTTCCTATTACTTCTGCAAACCATCTGCTTTCTCCTAATTCAAGCCTCTTTTTTATATTTTTATTAAATTTACCATCTTTTATCTCAAATATAGCTTTACCTAATTTTGGATAATATACATTATTTCTTTTATAAACTATTTCTAAGCTTAATTCTATTAGTTCTATTTTAAATATTTTTAATATAAATATTTTAATTAGCATTATTCTTCCTCTCCATTATTATCATTAGGAGTAAATCCAAATGCTTCTTGATTACTCATTTTCTCTTGCTGTATTTTTTCTAATTCTTCTTTTACTTGTTGCTCATTTAAGTTTCTATAATTAATCATATAAGATTCTTTGCTTCTTAAGTTTTGAGATACTTCTTGCATTGCCCTTACTTTCTCTGCTCCTCTATCTTCTATTATGCTATCATCAAAATCTATTGTTACAACACTCGCATCTATACTGACATTTCCAAAAACAGTAGAAGCATAAGCAATTGCTTTTATAATAGTAATTAAACTATCTTCTAGCATTTGCTCATGCTTCTTTATTGTTCTGAACATATCTGAATTTTCTGATATAACTCCCGTGGCTGTTTGTATTGCTTGTCCATCAAATTTATATCTTTCTTGTCCAAATCCAACCTTACTTGATAATATGTTTAATTGATAATTTACTGTACTAATAAATTGATCTGCCCTTAAATTTGCATCATCATGTTCTATCATTGAATCTTTATTAAAACCTTTAGGCATACGATAAACAGAAATATCGTTAGGATCAAATACCATTTTGCCTTCTCCATCATCATAAGTCATCATTTCTTCTGCTATAAATGTTCTTCTTCTGCCTATTGTCACTTCATTATCTAATCCATCATATGCATTGTCTAAACACTTTAATGTATCTATTGCATTAGCATAAACAGACAAACCGAATGGCGTTTCACTATCTATATTGTTGCAAATATTTGGCTTAATAATAGAAAACCATGGAATATCACTCTGTGTATCAAATTCTTCTAAAAATCCTTCTTTTTCTTCGTCATTTGCTTCTACAAAAGAACTATATTTACCTTTAAACATATAGTTCTTTATTACATAATTTCCTTTATCATTTAAAACATGCATTGCTATATAAATATATGTTTGTCCTTTTTTATGTTTGGTTGTTACAAAAGCACATTCTATTATCTTTCTGTTTTCCCATGTTAGAGGTATTATTTTTTTACATTCTACAAATTCTAATTTTATTTTTGCATTTGTTACATCTAATATATTCTCTTCTTGTTCTATGTCCTGTACTGAAACTACTAATGCTCCTGTACCAATAGCAAATGATTTTTCTAAACCTTGATTTATAATTACTTCCGCATTGTTTTGTCTTAATATATCATTTAATGCCTTTGTATCTTCATCTTTTTGTAAATTTATAGACACTTTTTCATTGAAAAGTAAATCTGCCCAATCTTCTGCAACTTTTTTAGCCCCTTGCAAAGACTTTTTTTCCATTTTTACTTTTCTTTGACCATTATAAATATAGTAATTATGGAATCTTCGTACTTTGCCTCTATACCAACTTGACCAAATATCTATATATTTTTCCCAATTTAACTTTTCTGATATGTCATATCCTTCATTACTAAAAAATTGTTGTAAGTTCATCTTTTATCTCCTACTATTAATTAAATTTTCATAAAAACTATTTATTGAATATTCAAATGCGTCCAAACTGTCTATGTCTGTTGTTCCATCGTCTAATCTTTCATCTGGTTTATTATCATTCCACAAAGCATCTTGAAAAGCTTTTGTTATTATCGTATTTTTTCTTAATATAAAGAATCTTCTTTGTGCCATTAATGTGCTACTTAAAAATATTCTGTCATTTATTAACCCTTTACTACAATCTACTACTTGCACTGGTAATCTCTCCTTTTGACATCTTCTGATTAATCCTAAAGTTATTACATTCCCTAATGCTCCATAATCACAAAAAGCGTACTGACATTTATCATATTTGTCGTACACTCTTTTATAAAACTCTATAAACTTTTCATATATTTGCTCTGGGTCATAAACTCCAGATAAATCCATTTCGTCTAAAACATAAACATTTCTAAAATTATATGTAATGCCACTTGCTACAAATTTTATTTTAGACTTTCCAGCACCATAGTCTACTCCTATTGTTACTATTGCTAGTTGCTCTTTTACATTATCTACTAAAAAGTCCTTTGTCTTATCAGCAAATAACATATATATTGTTCCTTCAGCAGCTTTCCAATCTCCTAATATATATCTATCAAAAAATACTGTTCCTCTATATTCTGTTTCTAACGCTTGTAAGACTTCTTTTGCTAAAAATGGATTGTCATATAAAGTATATTTTTGTTGATAAATATCCGCATCGCTATCTAAAAATTTCTTAAACCAATGTGAAGGTCCTTCTGGATTGCAAGTTCCGTCAAATTTACTGTATGGTTTGTCTAACCTAGATTTAAGCATTTGGAAAACGCCTTCATCCCAAGTTGCAATCTCATCTCCATAACAATATTTAAAACTTGGTCCTCTTATTTTATTTATATGCTTTTTGTTGTCTGCTCCTAAACAGTAACATTTTTCTCCAAACAAATAAGCTGTATTATCAGCTTTTATTTCAGAAACTAATTCTGTTCCCCATATGTCTTGTAATGGCTCTATTACATTTCTTTGCAAAGTTCCTTTAGTATTTCCTAATATTACAGTTAGTCCTGGGTTTCCTATTCCATTTCTTATTCTTTTAGGTATCACATAATAATCTAAATATGTTTTTCCACTTCTTGTAGCTCCATATTTTATATTCCATCTTCTGTTGGCATTGTCTAAAAATTCTCTTTGCTTTTCTGAAAACATTAAACAACACCACCTAATCCTTTTAGTACTTCATCTAATTTGTCTAACGTTTCCTTGTTAGCTTCTTTATCATTTCCAATTATTTCGTTTAAATCCTTTAAAGCAGATGCAAGCATCTTTAATCCTTGTCTATCGATTATTCCTTGCATAGTCTCTATTTCTTCATTTTCAATGATTTCTTCCTCGCTAGGTTTATTTGCTTTGTAATCATATTTTACTTTTTTTGTTTTCTTTTTGTTTTTCACTAGGTAAGTTTCTAATTGACTATTCGCTTTTATAATATTAAGTGCTAAATCATTTGCAATTGATTTTATATCTACTATTTGTTGTGCTTCTTTTTCTGCTTCTTTTTCTATTACTTTTTCTATTGTTTTTGATGTTTTTTTGATGTCTTTTTGATGCTTTTTGATGTTCCATTCTTTTGTTTGTGTGTTTGTAGTTTTATTTCTTGATATTCCTTTTTCTTTTAAAAAAGCATTTATTGATTTATAATTTCCTGAAATGTATTCCTTTTCTAACTGCTTCCAGTCATATTTTGCCATCAACTCCCACCTGCTTTATTTATGTTTTAATATCTCTTTTATGAATAAATATATTATATAAATAGCTAAAATTACTATTATAATTGCTATTGCTCCTAATATAGTAATTCCTATAATGCTAAATATAAATAATAAAGTGTCTAACATTGCTCTACCTCTTTCTTACAATATTCTATACAATTGCAATTAACACATTTAGCTTGTCCATCTATTGTTACTACTACACTACATTCTTTATAGTTTTTATCTTTGTAATGTATACAATTAGGACATATTTCTTTTTCATATTTTTTTATTATTTCATTATCATTCATATTTGTTTTCCTTTGAATTAAATTAAAAAGAGTAGACATTTAAAACGTCTACTCTTATGGTTGCAGGAACAAGACTCGAACTTGTGACCTTTGGCTTATGAGACCAACGAGCTGCCAGCTGCTCTATCCCGCAATATAAAAAAAATTGTGACATATATAGTCACAATTTTATGTAGTAATTATATTTGAATAATAATAAAAGGATGCCTTACAACTTTCTGTTGCTATTATAAATTATAAACTGTTATTTTTTAAAAAACAAGTGCAAAACAACCGCAATTTAACCGCAAAATAACCGCATTTTCATTTTTTATATTTTTGATACTTTTTTTAATGCTCTATTAATCATTCTTTGTATTGTATCTTCACTTCTCGTTTCGCTATATATCTGATAGTATACTCTATTTCCTATATCAGCATAACTACATTCTTCGATATACCTTGCAATTAATAATTGTTTTTCCTTATATGTTAATATCTCTAATCTGTCATCTACTGTTTCCACATCTTTTCTTAATTGTCTTATTTCCTCTTCTAGTTTCGCTATATCTTCTTCTAGCTTTATTCTTTTACTGTCTACTTTTGTTACACTATTTCCTGTTTTGTCTGATATAGTATTTTTACTATGTATTCCTTCCGTATTATAATTTATTCCACTTATACTAGTATCTACTACTAGATTTTTTAATTCTATTCTTTTGTTTTTTAATTCTTTTAATCTAATGTTTAATGTAGCTTTGTTTTCTTTGTAGTTTTTTAATAATTTAATTAAGGTTTTAATTTCCAATCTTTTGTACCTCCTACAATTTTATATTATTTTCTTTAATTCCTCTTCTAGGTTTAATTTCTTTTTATCTAATTCTGTATTGTGTTTCTCTAGATCTTCTATTTTATTATCTAGTTTTATAAAATAACTTATAGGTTTTGAGTTTATGTATCTTAATATTGTTTTGTAAATATCCTTTTTTGTTATGTTTGGATGTGGCGTATAAGTAAACTTTTTAATTTCTATATCGCTTATCTTAATCTTTATACTTGTTGTCCATGACATATCGAAAAACCTCCATCCGTCTGCTCTAATTGATTCTGTATTATGTTCTATAGAATAATTTAAATTATATTTTAATCTTGCATTTATCTCATCTATTTTTCTTTCTAAATAAAATTTATATAAATCCTCTTCTGTAATTACAACTGGATCTATCTTTAATTGATTTTCTAAATTCTCTACTCTTTTTCTTAAATTAAACATTTGTATTTCCTCCTTTTATTTTTCTATCAAGTTGCTTAATAGCTTTTCTGTTTTCATTTATAAGTTCTAATAACTTATTTTCTATTGGTGTTAATTTATCTGTATAACTTGGAAATTCATATTCTTCTATCTCTTGTATATCTATTTCTTCATCTACTAATACAAATTCCGTATTAGCTAGTTGTAGCAAGGATAATGTCGTGTTTGGGTTAGATTTAAATACTATGTTGTTTCCGTCCCAATACATTACCTGGCATTTTGCAAGGAACTTTGTATCTTCTTTTATTTTACCTCCTGCTATAGCTTGTACTAGTTCATATCCTTTATATGTCTTTCTCATTTATTATTCCTCCTCGTCTAAATCTTCGAATGATTTAAAAAATCCTATTTCTTCAAGTTCATCAAATGATAATTGTTTGCCATTTTTATACACTTCAAAACTGCAATTCCCCCATTCATATGATATTTGCCAATTGTTTCTATACCATTTTAATATATCTTTTATATTATTGCTTGTATAAGTTTCATGTATTATATGAAATCTCCATATTTCTATCTTATACATTAATTGTCCTCCAATCTGTAACAATTTCTTTCGTATTGTTCATGTGTTAGTATTGTTTTAATATCACCTTCACACATACATTTGGCATTTGTTTCATCTCCCGTTGTTTCTAATACAGGTATTTCTCCATTAAACAAATATTTATCAATTACTTCATTTTCATTTACAAAATCTCCTACTTTAAGATTGTCCATCTTTACCTCCTAATCATCTTCTACTTTCCTTTCAAAATATTGTTTTAAATCTTCCTTTGTCATGTAATCAAATTCGCTATAATAGTATTCTGTACCTTCTTTGAATTTATCTAATATTAAATCTATCATCTTGTCTTTCTTCTCCAATTCTACTTTCCAGCCTTTATCTAAATCGTCTAAATCTGTATCTGCTTTTTCTTTAGCTTTTATACTATTGTTTAGTTCTCTTGCTAAATTATCTGCTAATAATTTCTTATATTTTTCTATCTCTGCATCTTTTTCTTTTAGCATATTTAAAATTATTTTCATCTTTTCTGCTTCTTCTTTATCAAAACGCATTTTTACTGGTATTACTTCAATTCTATATTTCTTTCCATCTACATATGTTTCTATATATTCAGGTTTTACATCTTTTATTTTATCTTCAAAATATTTTATAGCCTCTTCTTGCTCTTTAGTCATCTACTCATCCTCACTTTCGTAAAAACTAATAAAAATAATTATTATAACTAGTATTGAATATATTCCTGCTGTAATATATGGAAATATAGCTAATGCTGCTATTGTTCCAATTATCAATATTAAAATTAATATCGTCTTTAATAATGCTTTTAATATTCTTTTCATCTACTCACCTTCTTCAAAACAATATTCTTTTATTTTGTTATCTATAAATCTAATTTGACCATAATAAACTTCTAATACTTTTCCATTTTCTAATTCAACTAAACCCATTGCATATTGTTTCTTAAATAAATCTTCTTTCATGTTCCATTTATGAAAAAGTGCTTTTCTTTCTCTTCCATCTTTTAAATCTACAAAACAAGGTCTATATTCTGGTTTTATTAATATCTCATTTAATGATGCCATCTCTATTTTTCCTCCTCGATATTTAATTTTATATCATTAAGCTTAATTAAGTTTTTCGTTTCCTGCTTTAATTTGTAATACTTTTCTTTGCTTATATTTATTGACTTTACTCCAATTGCTATAAGCTGTTCTATCTTTTTATCTTCTGACATATCTATCCTTTCTCTTTTACTAATTTTTCAAAATATTGTTTTGCACATGATTTACAATCTTGAATACAATTATCCTTTCTCAATTCGTCTTCGCAAAAATTCTTAAAATTAATTCTAGCATTATATTCATATTCTTCTATCATTAAATCTATTTGATTATCTTTTTCTTCATTTTCTTTTTGTAATTTAGTTACTTCCTCATTTGCTTTTACTTTTTCTCTTACAACATCTAAATAGCCTTTGTTTTTATATTCTTCAATAAAATTTAATATTTGTCGTGTTGCAACTCTTAATATGTTTACTCTTCCTGATACTATAATATAATTATCCATAACTGCCTTTTCTAATATTAGTGCTGAACTTTCAATATCTATACCTCTTAATATTATGCTTACTGCTTCTTCTATTTTCTTCTTTTCTTCTGTCATTGCTTGTCCTCCTTCTTCTCTAGCTCTCTTAATACTCTATCTATTGCATAAGCATAAATATAATTTCTATTTCCCATTCCTTTTAATATGTGTGACCATTCCTTCAATAAATTTTTATTACGCTCTAAATCATCATTATATTGTTTGTTTTTAATAAAATATTCATATCCCCATCTGCTTCTCTCTTCTGATGTCATAGATTCATTTAATACTTCTGTTATCGCTTCTTTTAATTTTATATTTTCTTCGTCTAAAGTATGGTCAGTTGTCATAACCCAACAATTCTTTAATATTTCTTTTGTTTCTTTAGTTATATTTCCCATTTACTCCTCCTCCACTTCTTCTACATAGCCTGCTGTTATTAAATCTGACATTTCATTTTCTGTTGGAATTTCTCTTAAACTGTATGGATGCAATCTTGTAATTTCTCTTGTATTCTTATTTATAAAATATCTTGCATTATTAATTCCAACCTTCATATAACTTTCTCCATAATCAAAATATCCAAACTTTTCTAATTCTTTTAAATCTACTTCTTTCTTTATTCTTAACATTTAATCACCTAACTTTCTATAATTTCATTATTATTTTTTCTGTAATAACTTTTTCTAGTTTTATACATATTTTCAAAATATTTAATTGGATCTACCAAATCATAACAAATTGGTTTCTTTTTATTCTCAAATTTTCTTTCTATTCTCCCAATAGATTGTATAACTGTTGCCTTATCTCTGTGTGGACTTGCTAAAATAAGCCTGTCCAATCTTGGTATATCTAATCCTTCTTTTGCTAATCCATAAGTTGCAAATAAGACTTTCTGCTTTCCGGTCCTAACTTCTTCTATTGCTTTTTCTCTAATATCTTTCTTTGTCTTTCCATCTATTACATTTCCATATCCTATTTTTTCTTGCAAGGAATATAATTGATTTACTCTATCTGCTAATACTAATGTATAATTATTTGTACATTTTGTTAGTATACTTAATATTAAATTGTTTCTTTCTTCATCTTCTGATAATGCTGTAGTAAGCTTTGCATATTTTATAGTTCCATCTATATCTAAGCATTCATTTGGAATCTCATAAAAATTTGTATATTGTTTTATTATCATTGCAGGTACTATCCTACTTCCAATTACATCTTTATCTAATTCAATTATTGTTTTTCCTAATAAACTAAACATTGCCTTTTCTGTACCTTTTACATTTCTATAAGGTGTTGCTGTTAACCCGTATTTATATCTAGCTACTAATTTATTTATTACCTTATAAAACATACCTGCTTTTGCAGGTGTGCCGCAAACTCTGTGGCACTCATCTACAATAATACAGTCCCAAGTATCTGCGTATTCTTGTAAATCTATGCTTTTAAGTGTTTGTACAGTAGCAAATGTAATATGGGTTCCAATTTCTATTTTTCCATTTGCTATTTTACCTAGTCCAATGTCTGCAAAATTGTTTTTAGCTCTATCATAAGATTGATTTAACAAATCTATAGTATGTGTTATCCAAAGTGTCTTTAATTTTAATCTTGCAATAATCTCTAATGCTGTTTGTGTTTTTCCACTTCCTGCCGGCATTACTATAACACCGTTTTTTCTCAATATTGCTTTTTTACAAACCTTTTCTTGATAATCAAATAATTTTATATTACTTTTATATGTAAGATTTTTTCCTAGAACTATTCTATTTTCAAAAACTTCTAAGGGATACATTGTAAATAAATCTGTTAAACATCCAAATGGTAAAATTAATTCATTTCCATTAATCTCATAAAATACTAAATATTGTGGTGTTTTATAATTTGAATAACCTAGTCTTTGATTTCTAAAATAGTCTGGATTTTTCATAACTAAATTTTCTTCTGCATAATCTTCTATTCTTCTATCTGGATCCTGTATTCTTATGTTATTTGATACTATTATTTTCATTACTTCACATCCATTTCTTTTGTAACCTTAAATCTATACTTTTTTCTTCAAAATTAATTTTATTTATAGGTATTAAATAAATATTCTCATTATATTTAATTGCTATATAATATTTTGTATTTCCGCACTCAAAAAATTTTCTACTAGCCTCAATTTGATTCTGTTCAATTCTAGAAAGCGGAAATAAATAATTATTACAAGTTTTACAATCTATTAAAATTGCTTTATTGTTTCTAACTGCAATTAAATCTGCAGGTTGACTTCCTATATGTGTTTTTGGTGTTAATAATGTAACCCAAAAACCATTATCTGCTAAAAGCTTTGCAAATTCTTTTTCAAAATCATTTCCCATCTTTTTATTACTCAAGTTTAAACCCTCCTAAAATTTCATCTTTAGATACTTCTTCTTTTCTCATTATTTCTTTTAAAAAGAACGATGCAACCGATTGTATTTCATTTATATCTTTTACATAATCATCAACTTTTTCTGGATGATCTGTTATGTAATTTATGCCATCTTGGTATCTTTGTAGTAAATGGTTATACATTTCTTTATATTTCTTTATATCCATTATCATCACTCCTCTGGCATTTGGTATACTGCTTGTTTTTGTCCTACAGCATAGCATCTATTGAATTTATAAGTATCAACTATTTCTTCTAATACTTCTTTTGCTCTTTCTTCTGTATTGTATAGTCCGATTACTGTTTCAAAATCATCACAAAAATTATGTCCTTCTATTAATGCTTGTCCTTCTGCATTATTTGATACTTCTAATCGAACTATATTACTAAAATTAATTAATTCTGTTTTATCTTGACTTACTATTATCATCTTTTTATCCTTTCTTGTTACACCTTTTTTATTCTGTTGCACCCTTGTTACACCACAGGTGTAACAGTGAAATGCTTGTTACTCTAGCATTTCAAAAATTTGTTACACCGTTACACCTATTTTTGAATTTAATACATATATATATAATTAATAGAATACATATATCTAATTTCCCTATACGTATATATAAATATTATTTAGGTGTAACATATATATATTATTTAATTAAAATGCTTGATACTCTAATATTTTTGGTGTTACACCTTTGGGTGTAACTTAGGTGTAACAAGGTGTAACAGGTGTAACACTTAATCATCATTAAAATATATATTTTTTACTTTTATTACTCTTTGTTGTGTTCCATTTATCCTTGCATTAACCTGATATTTACCTTTTCTATCAACTTCAATATATCCTTGGTTTAATAATTTTTTCTTTATACTATTCCAACTTATTCCATTTTCATCTAATATTTCATGTAGTTTGGTTGGAATAAAATCGTAATACATAATAGCTCCTTTTCCATCTGTTGTTTTTTCTAGTTTTCCCCAAATTTGTCCAGATGGTGGAAATGCACTATCATTGTCATAAAAATTATTAATATTGGCATTTGCTGTATCAATTATGATATTCATATATCTTTCTGCTTCATCTGTATCTTCTCTTATATATTCTTTAATATCATCTAAACTTAACGGTTCATCATTAAATATTAATTTGCTACAGTAATAATCAGCTGTCATAATACAAGCAAAAGCATTTACTTGTTTTTTATATTCTGTTAATTCAGAAATATCTTTTACAAATTTACTATTTACTTTGTCTAATTTTTCTCTATCTTCAATTAGTTTTATAAATTCTTTTCCTGCGAATCCATAATTATCTTGAATAAATTTAACTGTTGCATTTCCATCTTCTATTATTGGAGAATCATCATTTATTTCTATTACTCTGTTTTTTACTCCTTCTTTAGATGTATCGCTTGTAATAGGCTCTTCTCCATTTAAAATTATTATTGTTTGCCAACTTGTCTGCTCTCTAATTCCTGTATCTGCGGTTCCTCTTTCTTTTCCTTTTCCTTCCGTTAATACATAAATTAGTTCATCAAAACTTTTATATCTTGCTTTAGCTATTTGTAATTCATCAAGAAAAATAGGCATATTTCTATAAAAATTACATAATCTTTCATTTGCTATTGCTGTATTTGATAAATTACTAATCATATTATTATCTGGCCTACCCCATATAGAAGCACAAACCATCTCTGCTACTGTTTTTCCATTTCCACTTTTCCCCCATAGATGAACTATAAAAGTATTTAATTTAAATATTCTTACTAAAACACCTGCAAAGCTAGCTGCAATCATAAATCTTAATGTTTTACTATTTTTTCTTAAATTCCTTATATAATTTTTCCAATCTTCATAATCTCCATTTTCAGTTATAGAATCTATTTTTTGTCTAAATTCTTTATCTACATCCAAGACATATTTACTTGTATATGGAATAAATTCTTTATCAATCCATCCTAAATGATTTGTAGAAATAAGTGGTTTTATGTCATTTAACTCTAATACATCTGATAGATATGTAATTAATTCTTTAGCATTATTTTCGTTTACTTCTATTCCAAAATTAGCTAATTGTAATATTTTTGTTTTACTTGCTATAGTTGTTTTTTCAACTATAACTGTTTGCCATTTTTGATCCTTATAGAAAGCAAGTTTAATTTTTTCTAAATTAGTATCTAAGTTAATTAAACGTTCAATAGGTATAATTGGATGACTACATGCTTTTACTTTAATAGGAGTCATTGTCGTGTCATATTTGTGCTTAAATATTTCAATATCATTTGCTTCCCATTCTCCTGTTTTCATAGAAGGATATGGACAATCTGTAAAATTACTTTTTTTACTATTCGTAGACTTTTGTTGAATTACCATTTCTGCTTGATATGCTTTTAATAAATTTGAAAAATTTCTTTTTATTTTTAACTGTTTTGCTCTCTCTTCAAATTGATTTAATACTTTTTGTTTTTGTACTGGATTATCTATAGCAAAGATATATTTTATTTTCTCTTCACTTAATAATTCTTCTGCAGTTAATTTATTTATTTCGAATATATCTGCTGTATCTAGTAATTCATCAGCCATATCTTTTTGCAAGTTGGTCCACCTTCTTTCTAAAAGAACTATCTTTGTATAGTTCAATTTTTTCTTCATCTGTTCCACAAATAAAAGCTTCCAAATAATAATCTATAATACTTAATTCCTGGTCTTTCTCTACAAAATTCATTTTATGTATGCTATCACATAAAATTTGAAAGCTTCTATTTTCCCATTTTTTAAATTGTTGTTTTGCTATTTGTTTTTGCTTATATCTATTAATTTTTATTTCATCGTTTTTTCCTTTGAAATCTAGTCCTAAACCTAAATTATCATTTATGTATTTAGCTGCTTGATAAGCATTTATATTTAATAAATCTTCTACTAAATTAATTGCATCTCCACCTTTTCCACAGCCAAAACATTTCCAAACTTGTTTTTTCTCTGATACTGATAAACTAGCTGTATTTTCAGTATGGAAAGGACATTTACAAAAGTGTGCTCTATTTAGGTTTAAACCTAATAAGTTTGCAACATCAATTATGTTTGTTAATTCTTTTACTTCTTTTATTTTGTTCATATAGTGAACCTCCTAAAAAGGAAGGTCATTAACGCTATTTCCTATATTTTCAAATGGATCTTCTTCTTTTTCTAATTTTTTCTTTTCTGGAACAGTATAGTTTCCTTCTTTAATTATTTCTGTACTTCTAATTTGAGTAACTTTTGTAGTTGTACCAATAGAACCATCCATTTTTTCATATTCTTCTTCTCCAAAGATTGCTCCAATATGTAATCCCTTTATTTTATTTTCATCATGATTACATTCTAGCCAACTAAAATTATCATTTGATTTTTCAAGCGATGTCATTAATCCTTTAAATCTGTTTAACCAATAATCTCCCTCTAGTACATATCTAACTACTGCATTATTTGGAAATTTCGCAGGATTTTCTGGATTACTCGTTTTCTTTCTATTTTCGTATTGATTCATAAAGAATCCAGAAAATTCTCCTTCAGCGATATCTAATGCTACACTTAACATTTTTTTACCATTTTTACTTTTTTCATTTTTTACGTTTAATATTTTGCATATGTACCCTCCTGCAGGTAATTTAACTGTTTCTCCATCAAAAGCTTGTGCTTTTTTATATTCTTCTTCATTAAAATCTATCATCTTCATCTTCTCCTTCCATATCATTAAAACTTAATTGTTCATTTATTTCTTTTATATATAATTCGCCACTTTCTTCATCTCTTTTTAGTATGTAATTATCTCCTAATGTTCCTTTTATTTCATCTTTAGTTTCTTTAATCTTTCCATTTAATTTACATTCATATAAAGGCCTAATTACATTTTCATTTTCTTCATCATAAGTATTAATTACATCTATATTTATTTTTAAATTAATTTCAGATGCTTTATTAGATTGCATAGCTATATTTGTATAAGCCTGTATCATCTTATCTAATTGATTCCTAATTTCTTCAAAAACTCTAGAATTAAATTTTAAATCTTCAAAATCTGCCATTTACTTTAACCTCCAATTTCATAATATTTTCTTATTATTCCATCTACATACTTTAAATCATTTTCAATCACATTTTCTTCGAACATTCCAATTGGTGTTTTAGTTACATCTTTACCATCTGTATGTGTCTTAAATATGTATTTTCCATCTTCTATATCTGTTCTTAAAACTATTGTAAACATTCCCTCTATACATACTTTTTCGTCTAGTAATTTTCCTATCGTTTTTGGTTTTATATCTCCTGCATCATTCTTATCTTCATGCATAATAAAGTAAACTATTTTATCCTGGTCAACTTTGTTTTTCATAAACTCAATAAGATTCCAAAATCTATCTGCTAAATCATTGTATAAATTAAATACAGAATTACCTCCTCCTGCTTTTGAATGATTCTTCATAAACTGGTTTGTTATTAAATATCCTGAATCATCTATTACAATAGCCTTCTTCTTTGTTTTATAAATACTTTCAGCAATTGTTTTATAGTCATCTGTTTCTAATGTGCTTTCAAATTTTTTTCTAAAAGGAAGTGGTTTTTTTATAACATTTACAAATGCTAATTCTTTTTCGTTAAAATTTCTTAAGCTTGTACTTTTTCCACTTCCTGATTTTCCTATTATTAATACTGGAATAGCCACTATTTTTCCCTCCTATCCTCTTCTATTAATTCATATAAGTTTTTACCTTCTATAGCTATCATCATTTTAGTCAAATTGTTATTATTAGCTGTTTTTAATATGTAATTTTTATATTGAGTATATTTTGTTTTTATTTCTAATAATTCGTTATACTCTTCTTTAGAAAGTACAACATAGTTTTTTAAATTTTCTTCCATTAACGAATCCTCAAACTTTCTCCTCTTGGTTCAAGATGGGCAAAAGGTAAATTTTCTCCATTTTCTAATGCTTGTCTTATTTTATCTGTATCATTTTCTGTAATTGTTTTTGTATATTCTTTTGGTACATCTCCATCAACAGTAAGTACTTGTTTTCCCCCGTTTTTAGCAATGCTAAAACTAAATAAATTTGTAGTAAACTTTGTTTTTCCTGTTATTTTCATGCAATTAAACAAATTGCTTTTTAGCATTTTTATTCTGTTATCTATTGTTTTTGCACTTTGTGTTAATCTTTTTGCTTCTTCTTTCCTTGCATTGCTTTGTGTTTCTAATTCTTTTATGATTTTTGCATATCCATCTGCTTTATCTTCTATGTCTCCTTCAATACTTTCTAATGTATCTAACAATGCTTTTTCATCCACATCTTCGTCATATAACATATTTAAAAGATGTTCATAATTTCCAGTTAATTCGTATATATTCATTTCTACCTCCTTGATTTATTTCTCTGATTATGTTAATATAATTAGAGAGAATATTTTTTTATGTTCTTTTTTGCTATGTGTTCTGTTTTAGCGGATAGATACATAGCATTTTTAATTTTTCGTGAATTATTTCTAATTTTTGTCTTGCTTCTTCTTCATTGTGTTCTGAATTACTAACTAGTAATAAGAATTTAGTTGTATCTTCCATTTCAAATAAACTTTTTGCTATATTTGCATCTAATTCTGCTTCATCATATTTGTATTTCTTTATAACTCGATTAGATACTTGTTCTAAATTTCTTATACTGTTTTCTAGCTTTGCTTTTCTTAATGTATTGTCTAAATATAACTTGTCCAACTTATCCATATATTTATTTCACCTCCTTCAAAAGTTTAATTGTCTGTCCTTCTTGCAATTCGCTCGATGTCATTCCATTTATATCTTTAATTGTATAAATGTAATCTCTTATATCTCCATCTGTGTTCTCTGCTGCTATACTCCATAATGTTTCTCCTTTTCCAACAGTGTAATCAATATACTCTGTTTTTTCCTTAGATACAGAGATACAGAAGATTCCTAGAACTATAAATATTAATATTGTTGTACTTCTTATAAACTTAAATTTGTTTTTAATTTTCATTTATTCTCACTCCTTTCTAAATAATCTGTTTTGCTATTTCTTGTAATACTGTTTGTAAGTTTTCTCCTTCTAAACCTAAGTCGTGTAATAATACTGCCCTTTTGTCTGCTAATTGTTTCACTCCTGTGCCTTTAAGTTTTGGAAAGCCTTTACTATTAAATATTTCCCTTGCTTTATTCTCCCCAATGCCTCTCCAATCTGCATAATCATAAGGTGTTATTGTTTCTGGTAAATTCTTATAATTTAAAACGGACTTCTTTTCTTGCATTTTCTTATCACTTCCTTTCTGTCTAAATTTGTATTATAATTACCTCACACATAAGAGAAAAATATTTTAATTTGTAGAAAGCGAGGTGTATTTTAATGAACAGAATACCTGTTTCTTCTAGTAGAATTTCAAGTGTTGGTTGGGAAAATAATACACTTGAAGTTCAATTTAAAGATGGTGCTATTTATCAATATTATGGTGTTACTAATTCTGAATATAGAGCTTTTATGAATGCTCCATCTTTAGGTCATGAATTATCTAATTTAGATAAAGTTCATCGTTATAAAAGGATAGATTAGCTTTGCTAGTCTTCCTTTTTTATTGGAACTCCTGCTTCATCTCTAATCACTTTTACTTCATCACAATTTACAAGTATTGAAACTTTCATATCATACTTTTCACTTATGTAATTTCTTAGTGGCTCTGTTAATTTTATTAGTTTTTCAAATTCTTCTTCCATCTTCTCACCTCTATTTTATTTTCTTCGTTGTGTTTTGCAACTTTCTTTGTAAAAAAAATTCGGCAAATTCCTCTTCTTTTATATCTAATTCATCACATAATACCATAACTTCTTCTAAATTAATAGGTGTTTCATTTGCTATCTTTTGTCCTAAAGTATATGGAGAGCAAGGAATTTTTGGTGCTATTGCTTGTATAGTTTTTTCTTTTTCTACTATTCTCCCTTTTATTTTAGCTGTATTAACCATTTACTCACCTCCTTAATTTTCTTCGTTGTATTTTGCAACTTTAATATATTATATTGTTTTACTTTTGTCAATAGCATTTTGCAACTTTTTTTATATTTTTTACAATTTTTGTTGCAAAAGTTGTAAAATATGTTATAATTTGAATAGTTAGGAGAATTATTATGGATAAAATTATTTTTGAAAAAGTTGGAAAAAGATTAAAACAAGCTAGAGAATTAAGACATATAACTTTAGAAGATGCAGGAAAAAAAGTAGACGTGCATAAAAGCACTGTTTTAAGATGGGAAAACGGAGAAACTGAAAAAATTAAACTACCTGTGATTGAAATATTAGCAAATTATTATAATGTAAATCCTGTATGGTTGATGGGATATGATGTTCCAATGGAAAGACATGAAATAGATAGCAATATATTCCCTGATACAGATACACCAAAAAAAATTCCTGTTGTTGGAAAAATTAGTGCTGGACTACCTATTCTAGCTACAGAAAATATAGAAGGATATGAATTTGCTCCTTCTTCTCAAATAAAAGAAGGTTATACTTACTTTTATTTAAGAGTACAAGGAGACAGTATGAACTTAAAATTTAATGAAGGAGATATTGTGCTTGTACAAAAACAAGACGATTTGGAAAATAACGAAATAGGTGTAATACTTGTAAATGGATTTGATGCTACAGTAAAAAAATATCGAAAGGAAAATGGTTTAGTTATATTAGAACCTATGTCAACGAATCCAGAAAATACTGTACAAATATATAACCCTAAAGATATTTCAATAAAAGTCATTGGTAAAGTCATATCTTATCAAGGAAAAATTTAATAAAGAAGGACTAACAAATGGAAAATAATATTGTAAATTTATTATTAGACAAATCAAAAGAAGCATTCATTTTATCTGTTGAAATATATAATAAACCAACTATTAAATATCGAGTAGAAGGTTTCTCATTTTTTATATGTAATGCTTGGGAGCTAATGCTAAAAGCTCATATAATAAAAAAATATGGAAATAGTGAAATATATTACAAAGATAAACCAAACAGAACTATTAGTCTATCTGAATGCATAAAGAAAGTATTCACAAATTCAAAAGACCCATTAAGATTAAACCTAGAAAAAATAATTGAATTAAGAGATACTAGTACTCATTTTGTAACAACCGAGTATGAAATGATATATATTCCATTATTTCAAGCTTGTTTGTTTAATTTTAATGAAAAAATGCAACAATTTCATAATATAGATATGAGTGAAATTATTCCTCAAAATTTTTTAACTTTAACTACAAATATGAAATCTTTTAATGAGCCAGAAATAAGAGCAAAATATCCAGAAGAACTATCTAAAAAATTAATTGCTACCTTCCATGAATTAAATCCTTTAGTTGAAAAAAATAATAATGGATTTGCAATACGAATTGAACATTATCATTATATTACCAAAAATAAAAATGAAGCTACTGAATTATTAAGTATTGATAAAAGTTCAAATGAAAATGTAAAAATTATTAAAGAACTAAAAGACCCTAATGTTACACATAAATTTACTATGAAAAAATTAAATCAAGAAATTAATAAAAGATTGAAAAAAGCTGAAATAAATTTAACATTTAATCGATATCATTTTCAACTATTTGCCAATTATTATGATATAAAAAATAATCCAAAATTTTGTTATATCAACACAATAGGTGAAGCACCTAAATATAGTTATTCTATTCAAACTATTGATTTTATTGTTGAAGAAATAAAAAAAGATCCAGATAATATCATAAACAATTTAAAAAATAAATTAAATAAAAAAAGCTAACCCCAGGGGCAAAGGATTCTAAATATATTTTTGAAATATATCTACTCCCATTCGGGAACCCAGCCTTTATCCTTCACAAGTTAGCCTTATGTATAATATATTATACAATTTTGTAAAAAAAAATGCAACTTTTTAAAATATTTTTCAAAAAAATGAAATATTATTGTAATACAAAAATAGATAATGTATCCCTCGCCAAAGTTTTACATTATCTATTCTCAAAATCACTCTTGAAAGAGTTTTATTAATTATATATTTATTTCTAACTTCTTTCAAGAGAACAAATTTTTGAAAGGAGTTTTTTATGTCTAAACGTGGAAATGGAGAAGGATCTATCTTCTTCTCAGAAAAATTAAATAGATGGGTTGGACAATTTACAGCAGGAAGAAAAGCAGATGGTAAATTAAATAGGAAGTCAGTTTATGGTAAAACTCGTAAAGAAGTCAAAGATAAAATAACTAAAGCTCTTGTAGATGTTAATAAAGGACTTTTTATTGATAAGCAAGATATAACATTTAAAGAATTAATCGAAAACTATATAAATTACAAATATGATACTAACCAAATTAGTGATAGAAGTTATTTGAGAAATCAAGAAACTTTAAAACAAATAATAAAATGTGATTCTACTTTTGCTAACAAAAATATACAAAAAATAACTACAGAAGATATAAAACATTTTTTAACTACTATTACTGTTTATTCTGATAGCTCTATAAAAAAAATGTATTCAATGATGAATAAAGCTTTTAAAATTGCAATATCTGAAAAATATATAATATTTAATCCAGCTAATAGTGAAATTATAAAAAAGCCAAATTCAGATAAAGAAAATAAAAAAGTTGAAGCTTTAACCGTAGAAGAACAAAGAAGATTAATAAATGTTTTAGAACTGAATAAAAAATATGATTTAATTATCTTAATGCAATTGTATACAGGGATGAGAATTGGAGAAGTTTTAGCTTTAAAAAAAGAAGATATTGATATTAATAATAATAAAATCTATATTCAAAGAACTTTAACAAGAAATAAAAATGATAAAGTTATATTAGGCAATAAAACAAAAACTGAAAATTCTGTTAGAAATATAACAATTAATAGTTCTATTCATATTATACTATCAAATGCCTTTAAAATTGATTCTCATAACAAATACGGATTATTATTTTATGATGACGAAGAAGATAATTTTATATCTCCTAATGAATTAAATTCCTATTTACAAAGACTAAATAAAAAGTATTCTATCGCTAAACATATTCACACACATATGTTAAGACATACTTATGCTACACGATGTATAGAAAGTGGAATGTCTGCAAAAGTTTTACAGAAAAAATTAGGCCATAAAAATATAACAACAACAATGGACACCTATGCATCTGTTTTCGAAAAATTTCAATTACAAGAAGACGACAAATTTAATGCATATTTAGATAAAGAAAATATTGGGTTGCATTAAAATTGCATTAAAAGTAAAATAAAAAACTATGTAATAAGCTATTTAAAGGCGTTACATAGTTTTTATTCTTGGTACCGATGGTGGGACTCGAACCCACATGGTTTCCCGCCAGATTTTGAGTCT